GGAAACATTAATGGTAAGTTTGAATCTTGGGAAAACGAACCAACTTATATTGATAAAGCAATATCAGAAGGATATGATGTTGAGGTTGATGTTTGGTATAAAGATAATACATTATGGTTAGGTCATGATAAACCAGATTATAGTGTTGATTTAATATGGTTTATAGATAGACTATCTAAACTTTGGGTTCACTGTAAAAATATTGACGCGGTTATTTACTTTAAAGAATGTGGTTACCCAGTAAATTATTTCTGGCATGAAAATGACACAATAACTTTAACTAGTCTTAATCACATATGGGCCTTTCCTAATAAACAACCAATAAAAAACAGTATTGCTGTTATGCCAGAATTACATAATGACGATGTTTCAAGTGCCATGGGTGTTTGTAGTGATTTTGTTGAAAAATATAAATAAGATTTACATTGATTTATTTTATTCGTATTATTAAATAAAAAATATGATACTATTAACTTACGGTACTCGACCAGAATATATCAAAATTAAACCATTGATAAAGGAATTTAAAAATTCTAATTTACCATTCAAGATTCTCTTTACTGGTCAACATAAAGACATAGCAAATGGTGAATATGATTTTAAATTAGAAATGACTGATTTATCAAATAATCGATTGGATTCAGTTATTGCTAATTTGATGACTTTATCTGACGACATTTTTGATGGGATTACCCATGTGTTAGTACAAGGTGATACAACATCTGTTGTTGGTTTATCTTTGGCAGCTCTACATAGAAAGATAAAGCTAATACATTTAGAGGCTGGTTTAAGGACATATGACATCGAAAATCCATTCCCAGAAGAAAACAATAGACGCATAGTGTCAACTATCGCTGCAATACATCTATGCCCTACTGAATTAAATGCAAATAATTTATATAAAGAAAATGTAAAAGAAAATGTTTTTATTGTTGGTAACACCGTATTGGATAACCTTATCGATTATAAAGAAAAATGTGAATATACCAATAAAGTTTTAGTTACAATGCATAGACGTGAAAACCATGAAAATATTAATGAATGGTTTAATGAAATAAATGAATTAGCTAAACAACATACTGACTTAGAATTTATTTTACCATTACACCCAAATCCAAACGTTCAAAAACATAAATCAATATTAACACATATCAAAATTGTTGAACCATTGAACCATGAAGATTTATTAAACTTATTAGTTAAAACAAGATTAGTTATTACTGACAGTGGTGGTATCCAAGAAGAATGTTCATTTTTCAATAAGAAATGTCTAGTGTGTAGAAAAGTAACTGAAAGACCAGAATCAGTAAATTTAACTAGTTTTTTAATTGATGGCCCAAAAGATTTAGTGTCAATATTTAATTATCACATCAATAATTATAATGTAAATTTTGAATCACCATATGGTGATGGGAAATCGTCAGTTAAAATTTGTGATATTTTGACTAAGTTCATATAATAAGATATTTATAATAAAAAAATGTATGATAAAAAAACCAGCTACAACAGCTAGAAAACCTAGAGTTAAAAAAACAACAACTGAGGTAGTTGTTGAGAAAAAAGTTTCATTTGATTTATTATCGCAAATTAAAATAGATATCAAACATAAGAACGAAATACAAAAGAAGTTAACGCAATCAATTAAGACGGGTGATGTTACTATATGTACTGGTCCAGCTGGTACTGGTAAAACTCTTTTGAGCGTTGCTGAAGCGTTATTATTACTTAAAAACCATAGTGATATATACCATGAGATTAAATTGGTTAAATCAATTATAAACTTAGAGGGTGAGGATTTAGGTACACTACCTGGTGATGAAAAAGATAAACTTAAATTTATTATGATGTCTTTCTTCGATGCGTTTTATAAACTTATTGGTGAAGAACTTACAAACAGACTTCTAGAAGCTGGATACATCAAGATGGAAGTATTTGGTGCAATACGTGGTAGGTCTATTTCCAACGCAATTATATTGTTTGATGAATTCCAAAATGTATCTGACAGAAATGGTAAAACACTTCTTACAAGATTTTCAGAAAATACGAAAGTTATAGCTTTAGGTGATAGCAACCAAGTAGATTTAAAAAACCCAGATTTGAGTTGTTTGAAAGAATTGGTTAGAATGACAAAACTATATCCAGAACAAGGTGTTAGTGTTGTTGAATTTACTGACGAAGAAGTTGTTAGACATAGACTTACTAGATACTTCATTAATATCTTTGAACACAAAGAATATAAAAAGAAAGAACCTAAAGTTGTTCCAGTAATAGAAAGACCAAAAAGTAAAATTATTAAAGAAGAAAGTTTTTTTAAAAAACTTTTATCATTTTTTACAAAAAACTAATTTTTTACTTTACTTATTTATATTTATTCCTTAAATTTATTTTATGAAGATAGGGATAACTATAAACGAGGTTTTAAGAGATTTTATTGGTCAACTAAATTACACGTATTCAAAATACATCAATGATACTGATATTACAGAAGCAGATGTAACAAGTTTCAATTTAATTGAATATTTTAAGTTTGATGACATCAACCAACTTAATAGGTTTCTTTACTTAGAAGCCCCTCTAGAAATTTTCGGTCATGCCGACCAAATGTCAGATGGTTTAATTAACCATTTTAATACTTTTTTAATGGATACCAAAGATGAAGGTGAACATGAAATTATTTTGATTAGTCGAGAAATTGAAAAAAGTATCCCATCAACACTTTTCTTTTTATCAAAAACTGGGTGTCGTGCTGCAAATATTAAATTTGTTACTTCATATTCAGAAAAATGGGATGATGTTGATGTATTGATTACAGCAAACCCACAAACACTTGAAAATAAACCAAATGGTAAAATTAGTGTAAAAGTTAATGCTTCTTACAATAAGAACACACCATCGGATTATGAGATAGACTCTATATTAGATTTCATAAATAATGAAGAACTTAGAGTTAAAATTTTAAATACAAAAATAACAACTTACGAAGAAATTAATTAACATGATTGGATTCGGTGGAAACATCTATTACATTGACTTAGATGAATTAGAAAAAACGATATTACCAAAAGGGGTTGACCCAACTGATAAAGTCATTGAACGTGAAGAAAAAGTTCACGTTGATGCAGATAACAAAATAGTACATACTGATATTACAGAAGTTAGCAGAGAAAGAGGTCGAGAAATTGATGGTGCTAAATATGAAATGATTAGATTGATGATGGAAATTTTGATGGATGGTACAGAAGAAACAGACGATGATGCATTAGGTGCTGAAAGAGCGTTAGAAAAAACTTCGTTATCATATAAAATAGCATTCAATACCTTATACAATTACGGTATTTTAAAAGAACAAGAATAACATCCATATAAAAAAAATAGAAATGGAAGAAAAACAAAAACAAATCGCAGAACAAATTACTCAAGTAAATGAAGTTCTAGCAAAATTGGAATCAAAAGATTTCAACTTATACTTTTTTACATTAGATACAAAAGGTAACCCAACAGCTGGTATAGCAAATATTTACGAGCATGTTAAAATTTTAAATAGTTTAGGTTACAAAGCAAGTATTCTACATGAAAAAAATGATTATAAATTAAGAGCTGACCAAGAAGGAAATGGTATTGCTGATTGGTTAGGTGAAGAATACGCTTCATTACCACACACATCAATTGAAGGACAACAATTAAACGTTAGCCCAGCTGATTTTATCATTATCCCAGAAATTTTCGCTAACATTATGGACCAAGTAAAAGGTTTCCCATGTAAGAAAATAGTTTTCTCACAAAGTTACGATTACTTATTAGAATTATTAGCAATCGGCAAAAGATGGAATGTTGATTATGGGTTTTCAGACGTTATCACAACAACTGAAAGACAATCAAACTATTTGAAAACATTGTTCCCATCGATAAAAACTCACATCGTTCCAGTTGCAATTGCACCTTATTTTAAAGATAGTGATAAACCAAAAATCCCAGTTGTCTCTATTTTGACTAGAAACCAAGGTGATGCTGCTAAAATTGCAAAATCATTTTATTTACAATACCCAGTTTACAAATGGATTACTTTCAAAGAATTGAGAGGTTTACCTAAAGAACAATTTGCTAGTGAATTAGCTAAATCTTGTTTAGCTGTTTGGGTTGATGACCAATCATCTTTTGGTACATTCCCATTAGAAGCCATCGAATCTAATACACCAGTAATTGGTAAAATACCTAACATGATTCCAGAATGGATGGAAAGTGTTGATACTGAAGGAAATGTTACAATCAAACAAAATGGTGTTTGGACAAATACTACATTGAATATTCCAGAATTAATCGCAACTTATTTAAAAGTATGGTTAGAAGATTCTGTACCATCTGATTTAATTGAAGGTATCAATGAGTCTAAAGGTTTATATACTTCAGAAAAACAAATTGCTGCTGCAACAAACGTATATTCTACTCTAGTTGAAAACAGACTTTCTGAATTAAAAATAACTTTAGAAACATTAGAAGAAGCTCAAAAACAAACAACAACAACTAACGCTTAATAAATTTTATAAAAATGGAAAAAAATAATATATCAGTAATTCTACCCGTTCACGAATTGAACGAAGAAACAAAAATTTTATTCACAAACGCAGTACAAAGCGTTATCGACCAAATTATTAGACCAGAAGAATTAATAATTGTCGTGCCAAAAGGTAGTGATGTAGCTAATATCGTTAAATCTGTTGATTATGGCGATTATAAAGATTCAGTTATATTTGCTGAAAACGATGGTGAAACTGATTTCGCATCACAAGTTAATTATGGTGTATCTGTTTCAACAACAGAATGGTTCTCAATCTTAGAATTAGATGATGAATATGCTAAAATATGGTTTAAAAATGTTGTAGAATATAGAGAGAAACACACAAATGTAGATATCTTTATGCCTATAATCATTGATGTAGATAATGGAGGTCAATTTATTGGATTTACAAATGAAGCTGTTTGGGCTCAAAGTTTCTCTGATGAATTAGGTGTATTGGATAACAATGCATTGTTAGCTTACCAAAACTTCAATATCGATGGTATGGTAATCAGAAAATCAATCTATGATGATTTTGGTGGATTCAAACCTAGTATTCAATTAACTTTTATTTATGAGTTCTTATTACGTATGACGTTTAAAGATGCTAGAGTTTTTGTGATACCTAGATTTGGTTACAAACATGTAAATCAAAGACCAGGTTCTTTATTCTCAACTTACAAAGAAACATTAGACCCAGCAGAAGCTAGATGGTGGTTAGCAACAGCTAAAAAAGAATATTATTTTCCAACAGATAGAAAAATAACATATGCCGTAGAAAAATAATAAATGGTTACTAAACGAGGACGCAAAAGAAAAAACGACATGTATTTTGGTCCAGAGGAAGAAGAAGCCGTTATTAAATTTTTAGAATCGACAGACGAAATAGAAAGGAATCTTATTTTTAACGAGTGGTTGAAAGCACCACTCGATAAAATGATAGAATCGATAATTAGAAGGTATAAGTTATATCGCAAAGGTGAAACCTTTGAAGAATTGCATGGTGATACTGTGTCGTTTCTTATGACAAAAGTACATAAATTCGAAGGAGCTAGAGGTAAAAAAGCCTATTCATATTTTGGAACAATTGCCAAGAATTATATTCTTGGATTGCTTATCAAGGATGAGAAACACATGAAACAGACAACATCATACGAAGATTTGTCTGATAAATTAGAAGAACGTGAAGATTTAACTTATGTTATTGACAACGACCACTTTTCAATGGATGAATTTATAAAAAAATTAGCCAATGGTATTAGAGAAGAATTAAATGATGAAACTCTACCACCAAAGAAAAAGTTAAACGATAATGAAAGAAAAGTTGGATATGCTCTGATTGAAATTTTAGAGAATTGGGAAACAGCATTTGAATCAATGAATGGTGGTGCGAAATACAATAAAAATTCAGTACTAGAAACCATGAGAAATTACACAAACCTATCAACTAAAGATATTAGGTTAGCAATGAAGAGATATAAAGAACTTTATGAACTTCTAAAACACCATGGATTGTAGAAAAATTGCAATAAAACCTATTTATTAGGTATTTATAGTAAAACTAGAAACGATGCCAAGAAAAAAGAAACAAGACGTAAAAGTAAACAATACTGAATCATTAGAAGGTCTTATGCAAGAAACCTATAACGATGCATGTTTACAAATAACTGATGCTCAGAAGACAATTAACGAATTAGCTTCTAGTGCAACGCCAACTGATGTTGATGATTTAACTAAAATTGCCAAAGAAAAAGGTGGTTTATTAAAAATTAAAGATTCAGCAATTCGTATCAAACTTGAATTAGCTAAATTACAAAGTGACATAATCAAGAATCGTGGAGACGTTGAATCAACTATTACTGAAAGAAGCCATGGTGCTGCATCTTTAACTGACTTTAAATCAATTAGAGAAATGTTAAAAAATGATAAAAAAGATAACGATTTAGATAACGAAGTTGAATAA